GAAAATCCGTCATTTCAAAATCTTTCAAACTTTTTTTAAAAAAGTTTTTTTTTAAGATTTCCGCAGGAATAGAACAATCATTTTTGTTTTTTTCTAATATGTAAGAATACATTAAGAATGATGAACTGGGAACGCCGTGGAATGGGAGAATTTTTTCATCTGAATTTTCAACTAAACTATCAAATATTTTCTTCACAGACATTTCTTTTTTATCCGGTTTCTTTAAGGCTTCACCGGTTCCTTGTTGTTTTTTAAAAGTTGTTTTCCTGTATATGTTTTAGTTATAATATTTTTTCCATCTCTCTTAAAAAATCTATAACCTACGAAACCTTTTATCGCTTCTTTTATTTCAGGTGTTTCTTCAAATGAAATTGTATATGAATTTTTGTTTATTTTTTCAACTTCTCCATCAATTTTAATGTTTTTATCACTTGGTAGAAAAAAAGTTATTTTATCTCCAACACTTAGTTCTTTTTTTGGTTTTTCTTCTTTTGGTTTTTCAACCTTTGGTTTATCCGGTTCCTTATCATATAAATCAGTAATATCAACTCCCATAATACTAACGTTATTAACCTTATCCCCCTTTATAAACTTACTTATTAAATTAGACCCGCCGCCAATCTTTTTTATCTTTTTCGCTTCTGTCTGTTTAGAAAGACCAGTTTTTAATACATTTACCTTGTAATCGGCCAATATATTAACCGCCTTATTAAATAATTTTTTTAATTTATTCGGGTCTTTTTCAGTTCTTAATTCTGGAAACAAAATCTTTTTCCATAAATCTCTGACTTCTTTTTCTTTTTCATCATCTTTTGGTTTTTCTTCTTTTGGTTTTTCTTCTTTTGGTTTTTCTTCTTTTGGTTTATCCTGAATGATTTCCTGTGTTTCCAATAAAATTCTACAAACCTTTTGAACCAAATTAAATTTATCTTGATCTGGTTCATTATTTTTATCTGGATGAAATTTTAATCTTAATTCTTTACATTTCTTTTTAACAAGTTCAGGAGTTTCATCACTTGATTTAATTCCAAGAACCTTATGAAGATTTATCATTCTCCCACCAGTATCATCAATAAGTTGTCCCAATAGTTTTTTCCTTTCAGATCTATTTATCTTGAAATTTCTTTTGGGTTTTTCTTCTTTTGGTTTTTCTTGTTTGGGTTTATCTTCAATCGCTAATACTTTCTCTTTTGGTTTTTCTTTATTTATTTCAGCCAAAAATTTTCCAATCACATTCAATAAATCTTTTTTGGATTTTATTGTTAAACCACTTTTGATCTTATCTTTAAAATAAAATAGTTTAAGGACGCGTGGGAGTTTTTCTATATCGGATTGAGATAAATCTTTTAATTCAAAATCTTCCAAGTTGATTAATTCATTTAAAACTTTTCTTTTGGTTTGTATAGACACACCGGATCCCGGTAATGATAATCTTTTATATAATTCATCAAATTGTTCTTTGTCTAATTTACTAAATTTAAGAGTTGTTTTTGGTTTTGGTTTTGGTTCAATAACTTGAATTTTTTTCGGATCAACCTTTGGTCTCCCAACTTTTTCTTTGGGTCTTACTTCATCTTCTTTGGGTTGTGGTTTTGGTTTTGGTTTTGGTTTGGGAACCGGTTTCGCTCTGGGTTTCCTTTTTGTTATTTCTTTGGCTTGTTCTAAATCTACATTTTTTCTTTGAACTTTAATTTGTTCTAATCTTTGGCGTTCGTGATTTACAGAAAATCCATTATCTTTTAGAATTTTTAAAATATCATCCCGTTTTGATTTCGGGGGAATTGTAATCTTAGAGAGTTTGTTGTGAGCAGAAATCAGTTTCCTTATTTCCGCTGTAGTCAATTGACCTTTCATTTTTCCCTTAGTATAAACCATTTATATTAAATAAAGATTTTTTTTTTTAAGAATTAAACTTAAATTTATTTGTTATTATCTATACATTATAATGATAATATGTCTTTATATGGTTTAATTAAGTTTAAAACGATGATTTAAAATATATGTAATAAATAAAATGATTATTCACAAATCACATTCGAAAACAGATTTGATTGATGTAATCAATCATTTGAATTTAAAAATTCAGTTTTCCCATCAAGATAATAAGAAAAATCTTCAAGATAAATTGATTGGGTATATTATGACAGATTTTAAGATTGATAATAATTTTTATAAGATCCAAAATAAAACTGAATTGATTACATTCTTAACAAATAAAAATCCAAAAAAGATTTTAACTATTAAGGAAAAAAACAATGTGATGTTAATATGTAAATATATAATTTCATATTGTAAAAATAACTATGATCTTGGATATACAAAATACAAAGATTATCAAGAATTAATCGATGATATGGATTACATCAAACAATTCGGAGACATACCATCTGTCAGAAGATGTTGTCGTATGATAAATGATGATGTTAAAACTGGTGGAAGAAAATTCAAACCATTGATTTCACCACAGGTTCAGAAAGAACTTGATGAAAAAAATATCATTAAGGGTAATACATTAAAAATTATGACAATCAGAAGATCAACACCAGATGATCCAATTATTATTTATTTTGATTAGTCTGTCAATTATTGACAGACATATTAATAGAGATATATTAATAAACATATTATGGTTGAATTTCTGGTTCTGGTTCTGGTTCCGGTTCCGGTTCTTTAACTTTTTTATCTGGTTTTTTGTTTTTCAATTCTTCCGTTTTTTTCTTTAATGATTTCATTTCTTCTTCAGTTGGTGGTCTTCTTTCACATCTGAAAATATAACATAAATTAACCTTACAATGACATTTCGACATCCATATCACTTGTAAAAGACCAGCAATCGCCCCGAGAACCAATACAACAGCACCAGCAAGTTGATCCACAGAATAATCTTGGAGTTGTCCTTCACTTTCGCTCATAAGTATTTTTATATGTATAATATAGATTATCTTATATATCCTTTGATTTTTAATTTTTTTAATTTATCCGCGAGATCCTTGTCCGCTGTTCTATATGTTTTTCCCTTCATAACAAATGAATAAACGCGACCCATTCCCCATTGTTCGGGGGATTTTACACTGGGTCTGACAGATTTTGGATTTGTTTTGTAAGCTCCAACGCCACGATCAAAAACTTGATTTAATATTCTCATTGGAATTCCGGTTTTGTTACTAATATCTTTTTTTGAATTTGGTTCATTTTTGGGTTGTTTATATTTTAAATTGAATTTATTTTTATTTGTTAAAACCATTTATTTTACATTATATTTTTTTTATTTTCAATAAATAATATCAATATAAATAAAGATGTCTAGTCATTCATTTTCAAAAAATAAACCCATCGAAGAAGTGATGGTAAATCTGGAAAGTTTAATGATTGATATTAAGGGAATTAAAACCGAAATAATTCACATAAAAGAATATATTCGGAAACTAGAAGTCAGAGAACAACTTGAAGAAGAAAAACAAAAGAGAATTGAAGATGAATATGTGAAACCTTCAAGTGGATGGTTTTATTAAGTTCAATTTAAGATTATTTTTTTATAATGTATTTATATAAATGACAGATCCAGATCCAATTTCAATTTTAGTTCCAACTTGGAACAGATCAAAATTTTTACCGCTATTTTTAATGAACTTGAAATCCCAGACTTATCCCCACGATAAATTAACAATCATAATTGATGATGACGGAGAAGACAAGTTCATTAAAGATATAGATGAATTTAAATTATTAATTCATCCAATGAAACTTAAATATGTCAATAAACGACAGAAGAGAACTATTGGAAAAAAAAGAAATGATTTGATTAAAGAATGTGAAACAAAAATATTTTGTTTTATGGATGATGATGATATTTATTTTCCGGAATATATTTCTCATAGTTATGAAACATTAAAATCAAATAAAGTTGGATGTGTTGGTTCTGATAAAATGATTTTTACAATGTCAGAAAAAAACTTTTCAATTCACGCGATTGATTGTGGAAATACAAAAAAATTAATTCACGAAGCGACTATGATGATGACAAAGAAATTTTATAAAGCTTCCTGTAAATTTGAAAATAATAGTCAAGGCGAAGGAGCAAACATTTTCCAAGGACACGAAAAAAATGTCGCTTTAACTGATATAAATAAATTGATGTGTTGTGTTCAACACGCGGGAAACACAATTGATAAACTTCAATTCGCTAAAGATGATAATAAATTACCAATTGATCTATCAAAAGAAATGTTGGACATTTTAAAAGAAGTTATTTAAGAAAATATTATCTATATGATATATATATAATGGAATATAATGATGATCAAATCAAACATATTTTAAACGTTTATAAAACTCAACGGGAAAAGGATAAGGAGATTTATCTGAAGCGAAAACAGGATCCAGAATTTATGGAAAAAAATCGGGAAAGATCCCGAAAGTATTATGAAAAAAACAAGGATAATCGAAGATGTAACTATCAAGAAAATAAAGAATTACAAAGATCAAAATGTTCTTATCATTATTATCTTAAAAATAATAATATTGAAAAATTTAAGGAGAAATTTCCAGATAGATTTGAAATGTTGGAGAAAATTAATTATTTTAAAGATAAAAATCCATCTTTATCAACTGACACATCAGATGAAGAATAACTTTCTTCAACTCCATCATCATAATATTCATAATATTCTTTTATTTTTTTCTCTTTTTTTGTTGGCTTATAATCATCATCCCGACTGGATCTTAATTCTGATATTAAATCTGGTCTTCCGTTTTTCGCTAAAATAGATATGATTTCTTCATATACGTTTTCATCTAAATCAAATGATTTATTCTTGATAATATTTGTCCCAGTCTTCTTCGTCTGTTCCATAATCAGTTATAATTGGACCATAGATTTTTTTTTCTGGATATAATTTTAATAATTTAATATAACAAGTTTCCGCCGTATCTTCTTCCGTCCAAACTACATTAATAAATCTCCTTAGTTCAAATCTGTCATTTTCCTTAAGTAGAACTTTTACGCTTTGACGATCGCTCGATTTAACCATTTTATAATATTAATAATATTTTAATTTAAATGAAAAATAAACTATTTTTTTTTTTGTTCTTCTTGAAGAATTTCTTGGATGACATTGAAACTTACATTTTTATTTTTTTGAATTTTAAATAAAATTGTTGATTGTTCGCTGACGTTGGCGTATGATCCATCCGGATCGTGGATACTACAAGTCAATGACGCCAATTTCAAAGGTTTAGTGATTGTGAATTCTAATGAACTTTCCTGTTGAAAATAAAAATCTCCGTCTCCATTAATTTTATCAACAATACTAATAATGGGCATAGTTGTGTTATTTACTTTTCCCCCTGTGAATGGAGTGTCTTGTAAAATATTTGATCTTATTGTATAATAACCACGGATCATTCTAGTTGGTAAATTATCCGCTATGATTTCCATACTTTGAGTTTTTTGAATGATTTCAGGTAAATATCTTACAGCCTGAGCCCCGTTCTTGTCTTCTATTACTCCCCCGTAAGGTAATCTATTATAGAATAAAGGAACTCCAAACATATTTTGGGTATAGATTTTCGTATCTCCTTCATTTATTTGAGAATTAGTTGTGATAATTGATAAATCATTTACATTATTAAAATCAATTGTCGCTGTTCTTGTATTTGTTGAACTATGGAATTGTTTATAACTGAAACCCATCAATCCCCACAATGAAGTTTTCCATTCTGTTTCTTTAAGACCAAAATCCGTAATCATAATCCCAGTTAGACTATCATAAACTCTCCACGCTTCTAAATTTGAATTCATTTCGGTTGTGTCAATTGATTTTGTGGGATTACTATAACCCGTCAGAGAAACATCTCTCACATAAGGTTTTCTCGCTGGAGTGAAATCACAATAATCTTCTCTTGGATTTATTTTATAAACAACATCGCTTTCTCCATCTGTATTTCTGGTGGGTATTGGATTACCTGATGGATTGAGAGCTGTGAATATATTACCAGCGTTCAATGGAGTGTGGAGATCAGTGATTGTGAAATTCGCTCCATTCCAATTAATTCTGGGAGCCGTCGCTCCAAAATAAAGTCGGGCGGGGTTGAACGCCAGAAGATCATCAAAAAGTAATTGTTTAATATCTGGTCCGTTAGTATTTAATGGATCTGTGTGATCATTCGCTCCGACTATTGTTGATGGATCTGGTCGCATATCACAGGGAAGAATATACGCCATACCGGGAGCCGAAAAATGTTGATCAAAACCAATTTTTCTTGTCTCTTCGATAGTGGTTCCATTTTTTAGAGTATTAAATAAAGTAGATCCAACTCCATTATGTTTAGTCCCATATAAAACAATATAATCATCAGGCGATCTTCCAATAAATCCATAAGTTTTTTCACCGAGACTTTCATCTGGTCTTTCATAATAAGTATCTTTTTGACTTGGATCATATTGAATTGGCAATAGAATTGATTTCATACATCTTTTTGAAGCATTCCAAGTTGGAAATGAATATCCCCCGTGACCAAGTGTCGCTGTCTCTTGAATTGTGGTGACGTTTGATCCGTTGTATAAAGTCATAGAAGCGTTTTTAAATCTGTTAATATGAACATATCTTGAATTATCAATATTATCGCTGGCGTTGTAAGGAGTTCTAGTATCAGAGAAAATGTTGAAGACTTCTGGATATTTTTCTTGGGCTTCAATGAAATTTTTGAAATCAAGTAAAATTGGGAGATCTGTATATTTAACTTGAAGGACATATTTTTCACCAGTTGATTGGGAGTGTAAATAACATCCGAGCGTATTGGAAATTGATAGATTTGGATATCTGTTGATCGCTCTTCCAGTTTCATAAAGTTCTGGTCTTTTACAAGCGATGACGCTATATTGATTTAAATATTCCCAACCATCTGTCAAATCAGTTGAAGCGTTGATAAATGAATTCATTAGAACTTCTTGATCTGTTGGAACATCTTCATCTGGTGGTCCCACCAAGTAACCCGCGACATTGAATGGTTTATAAGTTTCAGTTGATATTGATTTCGTGATACTGATTGGAAATCCCGGTGTGTATGGATTATGAGTTTCATCACTTGGATCTCTGTAATCAAAAATGTCTGTTTTTTCTATGTTTTGAAGTTGTCTTGTGATTTCAGTCGCCAAATATTCTGGAGAATTAAAACCCGTTGGAACTTCTATTTCTTTTAATTCTGAATATGTGTGATATGTATGATTTTCTGGTTCTCTTACATATCTTGGCGGAATTTTATATTTATCTGATACACCGGTTCCCGCTGAATAAGAAGAATTGTAAGTATATTCCCTTATCATAATTGTGTATCTTGAATTATCTTTTCTTAATTTACTCAATGAAGAATTATTATTTGAAACGCCAATCTGATAATAATCATCATATAATTCCCATCTATCGGGTCCGTCGGGCGGAGCTCCGGCGTCTAACATTCCAAAAGGATCCGCCAAGGACATTCCTTTCGCTTGGCTGTCTTGTGTTGTATAATTTACTCTATCAACTGAAGTCTCTCCAGCATCTACTTCACTATACCACCAGCGATGGGGTAAATCAATATAGTTATGACCATTGGCGGGAACAAAATAATTGATTACCATATTTCCGACATTGTCAAAAATTTCTCTTGTTTCTCGTGTGAATACAGCGTTTAATTGATCTGATTTATCAATTCTTTTTTTTGAAACTCCTTCATTGACAACAACATTTTCAAGTTTAATTGTGTCATAAGTTTTTTGAATTCCCAAACTTTCCCCTTTAATTTCTATCGCGTTCGCTTGTCCCGCCCCCCTTTCAGAAACCATCGCTCCTTGAACTGATACTTTATCTCCAGGATTTAAATGAACTATGTCTTGGAGATTATTTGTCCAAAGAGCGAAATTTTCATTGTTGTTTGATTTCGCTTCTTCAGAATGTAATCGATTACATTCTATCACATTGATGTCAGTGAATGAATTCATTTTAATATATTATATATATTATTTTAATTTAAATTTATTTTTATAACTATTAATATTAGATTTTAAAGATGTTGATTGTCCCCATAGAATGTAATAACTCAAAAAACCGGGTTTCATATAGTTATCCGAAGATAGATCTTTCTTATGACGCTCTCTATATTTACTTCGTCGTTTTTTGTCTTTGTGTTGGGTATAATCTTCATATCGGTCGTCTCCAAATTGTGAAGTTTTTATCTTTTTTCCTGTTTCGTCTGAAAAAATCGCTTTCCACTTTTTATTCTTAGCCGTTCCTTTTTCAATTTTCAAAAATATTTTCATTTTAATTTAAATTATAATTAAACTTAGATTTTTTGTATTTCGTTTTTTTGATCAAATAAAAATCTATGAATTTAATTATCAATGAAATCATCAGAAATATATCCGGATATGTTTCAAAATTCTGATTATCGCTCTGAAAAAAAACAAGATGATTTACCCGATTATTATTCCGGATTTAACTTTCAATTTAAACACAAAGAAAATAATATCTTCGATCAAGATTTTTTTTTCCAAGATATTTCGTGTGATATTTCAAATGATTATTCTATAAATGATAAACCATTTGGATTGAAAAAAAGTTCAAGTGATGATGATATTAAAAAAAAGTATAGAGAATTGATTTTAAAATTTCACCCAGATAAGGGTGGAGATGAAAAACAATTTATTAAAATACAGGAAGAATGGGAAAAATATCAGACAACAATTTAATAAAGAATTTTGTTTTTGAATTTCTCTAATGGTTTCTCCTGTATTTTATTGTATTCACAATTCTGATTATTTGGATCATAATCTAAATCAAAATTATCATCTAACTCTTCAAGATATTCATCAATGATTTCTTCTTGAAATTTGTCAAAAAATTCATTCTGTAAATTAATTAATTCTTTTTCTTTTTTATTATTCTTAAGATTGATATATTGATTATAATATTTATCAATTTCAGAAATACATTTATTTTGAAAATCAATCACAGCTTCATCTTTTGTTTTTACGATTTCTTTATCTTGATTTTTCTGATATTCAACTTCTTCTTCATAACTTTGAAAATCATTTTCAATTGGTTCTAATGGCTCATCATCACTATCACTTTCAGATCCACCAAGATAAACATCTTCGTCGTCCAGTTTCTCGTCAATAATTTCTTGAACTTCAAATTCTATATTTTTAAGATTTTGATTTTCTTTTTTTAATTCAAGATTTTCTTTTTGTAAATCTTCAATCATCTTATCTTTATTTAATAAATCAAGTTTAAGTTTCTTAATGATTTCCCCATTATTGGTGTGATCTGTTTTATCTAACATAAATTCACGTTGTTGTTTTTTACAACATTCGATTTTACGTAATCTCCAAGACAGGAAATGGGAATAAGTTTTGTTGTTTTCTGGCTTATCAACAAGGATCATTTTCTTTAATCTTTTCTTGTAAGAATATTTTGAATTTGGAGTGTTGAATTTTCTTGAAATTTTCAGATAATCTTCTAGTAGTTTATCAAGATGTTTATCAAAATGATAATCTTCATTTGAAGCGTTAATTGGTTTCAGGGAAAAATACGCTTCAATTTCTCTATCAGTGATGTTTTCGTGATCAATTGATTTTGGAACAAAGATTTGATTATTAATATTATTCATTATATATACTATAATATATATAATTATTTTATCCTTAAGTATATTTAAAATCTGTCAAAAAATGACAGGTGATTAAAAAAAGTATAAATTGTTTAATATCCATAAATACTTTCTGAAAACTTGAATTTACCCCAATAATGACAGATATATTTAAAGATCTGTCACTTTTATGACAGACTTGATTAAATATCTGTCACTTTAATAAAATCAATTGAAAAGTTTAAAAATCGCGAAAATTAATTCTGTCACTTTTTCTTTTTTCCTGTCACTTTCTTTTTTTTGGATTTTCCTTCAAATATTTGATTTGGATTTATCTTTTCTGGTTTCTGAGCTTGTTCAACATTGTGTTGAAGATTTTGTTTATATGTTGGAACCTTCGAATTCAAAGGTTTCATATTTGTTTTCTTTTTCTTTGAACCATACGCCATTTTATATTATTATTTATTTTAATTTATTTTTATCAATAAATAAAATATTGACAATAAATATAAAATGTCCTTAGTAATATGTTCTAATCAAATTTCTGATGGTTCTTCCGAAAGAAACCGATCTTCAATCTATAAGGCTTGGTCCTTCAGAAATCAATTGTCTTCTACTTATAAAATTCCGGCGAACTCCCAAGTCGCTTTACAGAGTGTGAAAGTTAATGTTGATGGGAGAGTTGTTTTGTCGCGTCAGAATAATGTATTCTATCAATATTTCGGAAAGAAATTAAATCTTGATGGAACCACGTCACCCCAGATTGATGATGTTCCTTACGCCCCGCTAAGGGTCGCTATGTTGAAAAGAAGTGAAATTTCAAACTCCGTAAAAGAATTTACTATTTCTGATTTCGCTAATCGCCTTGGTGAAGTAATGTCAAATAGTATTTATCATCCAAATCTTCAAGATAAAGCTTCGGTAGAAATTTTAAGAAACGCTTCCGGACTTGATTTTCTTGGATATAAATTAATATACGATCAGAATTTAAATGCTTCAAATGTTAATGGATCTCTAACTACAGCGGAACAACATTTTGATAATGATCTTCCAAGAAATGGTTCTGGAGTTTTTGTATATGATCCAACCCATAAAAGACTTACAAGAGACGCCGCTTTTTCTAATAACAGCGATCTTGCTTCGGCGATTTTCCCCGACAATCCTTTGTCACTTTCAACTGGAAATATGACGGTCAATATTTCTGGAACCCACGCCAATGTTAATGCTTCGGGAACCCAATGTCCTTGGGTTGTTGGTTTATCACGTTACATCGCTAATCCAACCAAAGATGGATTTTATGAACCTTCTTATTCTGATAATTCCAGAGACGCTGATCTTAATTTACCCGATGGCGGTTTTATGGATTTTGGTGTCGGTCGTAATGAAGCGGGACAATTAGTTTGTTTCCAGTCAGCGTGGGACGAAACATTTAATTGTATCAGACGCTATGAAATAGAATATTGGTCCAATACAAATGGATCCTTCTCTGGTTTATCGGCTAGAAAACCCCTTGACGATGAAAAATATGACAAAGTCCGATTTACCGGAACGGGAGAACAATTAAAAGTTGAAATTCAAAACACGACCGGCGGGAAAAACATCTGGGAAACTATTACATCTTATTTTGGCGGAGCGGCGGGGGATAAAGACGCTCAGTATGGTCCAATCCATCAAGCTTGTTGGTGTCTTCATCCTGTATTAGAGATTGGTCGTAACGCTTCAAACACAACAGGAAAAATGAATTTCACACACATAAAAACTCCACCAATTGTTAATTATGATGTAAAAAAACCAAATAGATCTGGATGGTGGGAAACTCTTGAACTATTGGGGACCGCGGGGAAATGGTGTAAAAAAGTTGAAAGTCGTCCAATTTTGGATATATCAAATACTGCTGTTTTATATACCCAAGTTGGGGTTGATGGTTCTGGGCGGATCACCGGATTAAATAATGTTATGATTTTAGAACAATCTGACATTTATCAAATGTCATTTGGAGCCAACGCCAAACAAATCCTTGGATTTAATCCAGCGGTTATTGACACGCCAGATAGTGTAAGTCCAACTACATTTCATTCCAATTTTGCTCCAAGTCTTGTTTCAAGTCAAGCGATGTTTGTAAGGTTAGACAATTTTAATCAGCGAGTTGTCAATGCTCTGACAGGAAATAAATCTCAAATTATCGGTCACTTACCAAGATTTGATAGTTCCCAGACAACCGGTCGTTTATTTTTTGAACCAAAGAATTTCGTTTGGATAGATTTAGATAATACTAATGATATTACTGTTTCAGATTTCAATATTTCCTTCTGTTATTCTAATGAACAATACGCTGAAATTTTAACTGGTCAATCAATAGTTGTTCTTTATTTCAGAAAGAAACCAAAAGAATTGATGTAAGTATTGATCTATCAATCAACCTTAAAAAGGTAATAATCTAAATAGATTAAATTTTTGTTTTTATTCTAGTATTTTTAATAAATTTAAGTTTTTTTTAATAATTTATAGAAAAATTATCTATAATTTATTATAAAATATGTCAGAAAAAGTTCCACCAAGAGTTTTATTTGAATTTGGAAGCGATGAAGCGGAAGAGATCCCCGCCCACCTTGGCGGAGAAGAAGAAGAAGAGTTTGAAAGTTATGAAGACGAAGAAGCGTCTTCTATGACTACAGAAATTGAAGAAATTCCTGAAGGTCTTCCTGAAATTGTTGAAAAACCAAAACCTGTAAAAGAAGATATTTTTGATTTACCAAATTTGGGTGTTATGCCTGATAAAGTTAAAGAAGATTTAAAATATGAAGGGATGGAAGATGGTCTTGATTATTTACAAGAACAGACTAAATCGCGGAAATCGAAACCTGTAAAACAAAAGAAACCCAGAAAACCAATGTCGGAAGAACACAAGGCGAAACTAGCGATCGCCAGAGAAAAAGCGATGTTAGTAAGAAAACAAAAGGCGGAAGAAAAAAAGAAAATGAAAGCTTTAGAAAAAGAAGAAAAAGAATTATTAAAAAAACAGAAATATAAGAAAGTCCAGAAATTAAAAGAAGAAGTAGATGAAGAAGAAGTTCCAAAAACACCAAAGAATTCTCCGCCCACACCAATGGGGGGAATTACTACATTTTCAAAAAAAGATTTAGAAGATGCTCAATATGACGCGATTATTAAATATGATACATTAAGGAAACAAAGGAAAGCGGAAAAAAAGAAACAAGAAGCGATTGAAAAATCAAAACAAGAATTGGTTCAGAAATTAAAACCCCAAGGCTATCAATATCGGGATGGATCAAATCGTTGGGATAGTTTTTATTGATTGATGATTTTATCTATAAGTTTAAAGTTTAAAAATATAATCTAATATTATATAAAATGAATTGTTTAGTTTTGGGAAATGGAAAATCACTTGAAAATTTTGATTTTGATACAATCAAATCACCTTGGATTGGTTGTTGTTTAGCGTTTAGATATTGGAATAAAATTAATAAGTTTCCTGATTATTATGTGAATGTTGATAGAGTTGTTTGTCAAAATAATGAAGTAATTGAATTTATTAAACAAGAAAAATGTCAAATGTATTTATTATCCAACTCAATTGTCAGTCATCCAGAATTTGAAAATCTTCCAAAAAATAAAATTGTTTTTATTGAAGAATTAATGATTGATCCAAGATCTATTTTCAAGTATGTCAGAAATTGGTGTAGTGGTTCGGCTTCGGTAATTCTAGCGATAGATTTATTTGAAGATATTCACATAGCGGGATTTGATGTTGATTATGTTGAATTTATCCCTGAATGTGAAAAACAAGATGATGGAACATTAATCATTAAGAAAACTCCAGAATTAAATCCAAATTATTTTTTCAATGATTATCAAAGGGAAGGGGATAAATATAATATTCCAAATGGTAAAACAATCCATCTTCAATCTTGGAAAGAATTAAGTGAAATTGTTAGACATTTAAATTTTATGTTTCCAGAAGTTCCAAGGAAGATTACAAATTACAATTATAAGATTTCTATTTCAGAATATTTTAAAACTAAATCAATGAAGTTTCTCTGTCAAGAAATGACAGAAGATCAGACAAATCGAAAAACAACAATTTCATTTTGTGTTCCTTCTACAAGTAAAAATCGGGATTGGAAATCATTTGAAGAAACTTATTTGAATTCAATTTTATTACCATCAATCAAACCTTTGAATTCTGATTTTGATATTCAAGTTTATATTGGTTATGATGATGATGATGAATTATATTCAAATATAGAATTACCAGAAAAATTTGAAGATATATCTTTGAATTGGATCCCAGTTAAAGATTGTAAGGGAAATCCTTGTAAGGTTTGGAATATTTTAACAAAAAAATCAATTGATGATGGAATTGAATATATTCAAATTGGCGGTGATGATATTATGTATGATCCAAGAAAAGAATGGTTGGGGAAATTTATCAAAGATCTAAAGAAGAATAAAAATATTGGATATTCATCTGGATTTAGTGATAATCCAAATATCCCAACACAATTTTTAATTCATAAAAAACATTATGATTTATTTGGTTGGGTTTTCCCACCACAAATTCATAATTGGTTTTGTGATGATTTTTTGTTTGGATTATACAAGGGAAAAGGAAATTGGTTGAAAGAATATGTTCATCATAATCTTGGTGGGGATCCAAGGTATGAACCCAAAAATGATAAAAGACTTTGTGAAATGTTAATCAAAAGACATAAAAAAAAATTAAATAATCTAAAATAAAATTATAATATATTTATTATATAAATGGATAAGCCAAAAAAATGTCCCAAAGGTCATAAGGTTTGTAAGTGTGATCAAAAAAAGAAATCAATTCCAAAAGTTTTAAAAGTTAGAGACGAAGACCCAAATGAAAAGTTTGATGATATTCATTCTAATCTTCCCCAGATGCCGAGTTTATGTTTAATTATTGGAAGTGTAAGATCTGGAAAATCAAATCTATTAGTGAATTTCTTTTGTAATCCAGATTTTTATAAAGATAAATTTGACATTGTTAAATTCATTTCAACAACTCTCCACACAGATAATAAAGGAAAAATATTATCAAAACATTTTGATTGTTTAGATCATTACGAAGATAAGATGATAGATGAAATTAAACAAGAACAATCCAAATTTGACAAAGAAGATCGTCCAACTTACGCTCTCGTTATGGATGATGTATTAACAAAAGATTTTAAAAAATCAAATCAAGTCAGTTTCTTTTCAACCCGGTTCCGTCACTACATTGATTTTTATATTATAGCCGTTCAAAGTTTCCGAGCGGTTTCTGGTATGATCCGAAACAACGCCACTGATATTATTATCCACAAACAACAGAACTCAAAAGAACTTCAAAAAATAGCGGAAGAATACGGGGATATGGTTGGTGGTGAAAAGAAATTTATGGAATTATATAATGAAGCGATGAAAGATCGTTATTCATTTTTATATTTAAAATTATCTGAAAATCCAGCGGAAGCGTATATTCGATTTGAAAAAAAAATATATCCGACACGTGACAGCGACGAAGCGGATGAATTAGATTTAGATGAAATTTAAATATATTAATTATTTTTTTTATCTAAATATTTTAATCTAATCAATTATATAAATAAAATGGATCTTTATGGAACTTCAGGTCAAGCGATCGCCAATGGTAATATGAGAAGTCAATCTGTCAGAGATATGAATGACAGGATCAGACAACATAATGATGAAATAACAAATCAAATTCAAGGTATAAAAGAACAAACTAAAACGGCGGAAACGATCAAAGAAGCGTTAGACACCGGAAAAACTTTATGGGCGGGATCAAAAATGCCGGGAGCGATCAAAGAATATCAAGCTTACAAAGCGAAACAAGCGAAGGGACAAGCGACCCAATCAAATCCCGAAAGTGAAACAAATTCAACTCTAAGACAATCAGCGACAGAAAATGATCCATTACGTCAAGCGATGGGTGAAAATCAACTCCGTGATATGGCGGGAGAAACAACCAGAGCGGAAGGAAGTCCCAGTGGATCTTCTATCGAAGAAGAAGCGTCTGTTCTTGGTGGATCCAAGGGAAAAATTCAAAATTCAATGGAAGATTTACTTGAAGATGGTTTAACTGAAGATGGAGTAACAAAACTTGGAAAAGCGGCGGGGGCTCTTGGCGGGGCGACCAATTTTGGGATTGATATGTATCAAGATTTTAAAGGGGGTAAAGGTTTCCATTTGGCGGGTGACAACTGGGAAGAACAAACCGGAAACGCTCTTAACGCCGCCGGATCCATCGCTGATGTTGTCGGGACCTTTTACCCGCCGGCGGCGATTGTTGGTGGAGCGGTTGATCTAGTTTCAGACGCTTTCAATATGATTGGATCTAAAGTTGAAGATGATAAAAAGGCGGCGGATCTGGATCAACAGGGGAAAGATGAAAAAACTCCTGAAATTCAAGAACAACAACAACAAACAATCACCACTGGACGAACTGAATAATCTGTCAATTAATGACATACAGAACTTTTTTAATTTTTTTTTATTATTATTTATAATATATTGAATTATTATAAATAATGTCAAACTATTGGTCAGCTGATAATTCTGTTAGAATTGGTGAAACGAAAATCTCTGTTCCTTCTGAAAATGGTCTATCGTATAGTCCCGGACAGAAGGTCCAGATCTTCGTTGATCCTTCAACCAAATATATGGATGGAAAGGAAACTTATCTTGAATTCAATGTTCAACTTTCTCTCCCGAGCGGTAAAGCCCCGACCCGTCTCCAGTTAGATAAGTGTTCTTCGACTATAATCAAAAATCTGAGAATTATGGATGGTTCCCGGGGACAACTTCTGGAAGAGATTTCGGATTATTCATCTTATGTCTCTGTGAAATATGATTATGATAAAGATACAAATGTTGAAGGCGTCCGAGCGTTACGTGAAGGATGTGCTTGTCATACTCCTGAAAATCGCGGAACCCAAGGAACTTCCAAGTCTGGTATGGCGAACACCATCACGAACGCTTATTTCAAGAAAACTAGCGGAAATCAAACCACAACTTACAAAGACAGCGATTTCTTAAACGCCAAAGTTTGTCTCCCACTTCACACTGGAATTTTTGCTAATTCTGAAACTATTTTCCCCGTCGGTATGACAAATGGACTTTATATTGAAATAGATCTCGCTGAAGCGGATGATGTTGTGAAACAATTAGACAGCGTAATTCGCGACGTAAGAACTCCATTAAATCCCCACTTCCACTCGCTAAATGGTCGTGAAAGTCCCAACGCCAACAATTGGGCGGCGGGAACTGAAACAACTTCATTTTTTGTTGGTTATGACAACAATCTGAAAGGATCGGAGAGCGTTAGTCGGTTCCCATTTGTAGTTGGTGAAAAGATTATGTTTTGTAAGGCGGATAATAATGGATCCACAACGGCTTTCCACGGCGATGTCCCGCTGACTATTTCCCAGATCAATCTATCAACTGGGGCGAACGCTTCGGCGGGTCTTATTGAAGTAACTACCCAGAACGCCAGCGTCAAGGCGGGGTCCAAGACAATCACCAGTGATTATGTTCTTTATTCTGTATCTGTCGCTGATGAAACTTCTTATGATGTTTCATACCAAGTATCAAATGTCAATCTAGTTGTCAGTCAAGTCCAGTTGGATCCCGGTTATGAAAAAGGAATGTTACAGAAGGTCCGTGAAGGTAAGGCGATTGAATTTGATATTCCTTCCTTGACTAATTATAAACATAGTATTTTAGCGAGTGATCGCCAAGTATCTTTCCAGATTTTTGCTCAGAATTCTCGAGCGAAATCTCTATTGGTTATTCCACAGGATAGTTCAGTATATACATCTGCCCAGAAGATTTCGGGTTCTGGAACTTACGTAATCAAGGGAACCAATTATTCTAATTCATCCGGAGCGACGAAAAATCCTGAAGACACTTGTCTCGCTTCTACCCGCTCGGCTTACACGGGAATTTGTGATGGTCTCTCGGGGATCCAGTTTGTAATCAACGGGAAACGGGTCCCATCAAGGGAAATCTCCACAAAGAAAATCGCGACAAAGAAGGCGATTGACGCGTATCATCTTTATGAAGTTGAAAAAGTATTAGATAATAGTATGATCCAACCGAAATCATTCAGTGAATTCCAGAACAATTTCGTTTTTGGACGTGGTTTCTCGGCGGGTGGTCAGAATGGTGTGATGGATTTAAGGGGAAAAGATCTTGCTGTAAATCTTAAATATCTCGCTCCTGACGCTCCAGAAAAACCGAAATTATTCCAGTCATTTGTATTCCATTTAAGGCGTTTAGTTCTCAAAGAAAATTCGGTTGAAGTTGTTGTATAAAACTATTAATTTCTATATGTCTGTCAAAAAATGACAAAACATTTTTTATTTATTTTTTATTTAAATATTTTATATTATAAATATTATAAAATATGTCTATGAATTCCCCTTCACGCTATATTGAAATTCGCCCCGATAATATTCCGGCGGATGGTAAAGTTTCATTTAAGAACGGATTTCCCGTTCTGTCGTTTTCTGTTTCTGCCCAGAATGGAATGTTGGATCCACGATCCATCAGAATTGTTGGTGAATTTTCTGCCTTCAAGGATAATCTAGCGACGCCAACTCCTTTAACCAATGGTGATCACGTCACAATGAATAATCGCCTTGGAATTTACAATCTTATTGATACTCTAACGATCCGCTCGTCCCGATCCAAAATGATTTGTGAAAGTATTCGCCACTACTCCAAATTTATGAATACTTATCTTGGATTAACCAGTTCCGCCCAGGGCGATCAACTTGGTCATTTATCCCAGACTTGTCTTATTCAGCCGAACCCGACGACATTCAGGAAATCTGTTATGGAAAGTGCCAACACCGCCGCTCCCCAGACTAACACTTTCTCCGCCCATTTACCCTGTGGTTTCGTCCAGTCTGGGAATATGATAGATTTAAGACCGGACGCTTTCGGCGGTATTCAGATTGAAATGTTACTCCAACCCGATAGTAATGTTCTATTTCAACTCGCCGGTTCCACGAGCGGAATTGGAGACGCTCACTATGAATTATCCAACCTTAAATTAACTTGTGAAATTATGGCTCCGGGTGATACTCCGCCCGCCAGTGAAGGAACTTTTGATTTCAATACCATCACTTCTCTATATACCAGTATTAATTCAACGAATGCCCAGATCCAATATTCGCTCGCCCTGTCTAAAGTTCAGTCAGCGTTTTTGACTTTTATGCCGGTTTCAAATATTAATACTCTCACACAGGATGGACAGGCGACAACTTACCCAGCGGGAGTTGGGACCGACGACAACGCTCTAGCGGCGATCAAACGCGTCCAATTCCTTAAGGGTGGTGTTAAATATCCCGCCGATTTTGATTATGTCACCAATATTGAAGAAGTTGGAAATGAAGACACCAAACTCCCGGATCCCCAGATTATCAAGGGTCTAATGGACGCTGTCCTTCCCAATTATGGTATGACAAGGACCAGTATTTCTCCCGCCAATATGAACCGCGATTACAATATGGCCACTTCGATTACGGATGAATTTTCTTACAACAACATCCCGCTTGGTGGATCCATAATGGGTCTTGGTGTGAAATATGGTCTTGGCGGCGGTGAAGATTTCTCTATGGAACAATTTGGTGTAAGTATTGATAGTCAATTGACAGCTGATAATCCGATCGGCGTCTATATCTTTATCAAGGCGGGAGCGAGACTTGTCTATAATAGAAACGGCGTCCAGGTTGTTCAATAAATTTATTATCTATACCTTATTTTTTTATAATTTTTTTTAAATTTTTTTATATTAGTATTTTATATAAAAATGGATAATGTTACTGAACCGGACGCTGGAACCACTTCCGCCCAATCTTCCGCGAAACCTTTACTTGGCGAAGGGGAACTAACCCCCGATTTTCTTCGTCTAACTTCAATCCCAGTTAATTTCGTTCAACAGCTGGAAACTGATCTCCTTGAACCGGTTGTCTTCAACCAAGGTTCGGCGACCAGTGATGGATTTTGTCGCTTTACTTTACAGAATAAAGGATTTTTACATTCTCACTCAAAGATTTTCCTTGGTTTAAAACTCGCTTCTGGAGCCAATACCGAAGATTTTCCAATGCCCCACATTGGGGTTGGACAGGTTGTCAAGAAGGCGGTTCTTAAAATTGGAAACAAGGCGATTAATGAAATTGATAGTTGGAGACATCTTTTCGCCGCCAAATCTAGTTTAATCACAAATGAAAACAATCTTGAACGCGAACTATATATGACGGGACGCGGGATCGCTCACGACTTCAATTACACTCTCGGGTCTCGTTTTGAAGCGACAGGGTATGGACTTGATAATGGTCTTGAACGCGATACGGATGACAAGAAAATCCCGGAATGGTTAAGGATTTCTACGGACGACAAGACCAATCCAACTCTGGCGATTGATCTGTCAGATCTTTTCCCCTTCCTTAAGGTCAATCAGCTTCCGTTATATATGATTGATGAACCAATCAACATTGAATTAACTTTTTACCCCCAGAAGGGAGAACGTGTTCAGATCAAGGATGGATCCACCGCTGATATTCTCTGTGAAATTGTTCGTGATGATCTGAAATTCTGTGCTGATTATATTTTCTATGGAGCGACAGATGAAATGGAAAGATACGCTTCTTCCAACCCGGAAATCAACTTTTCCTTTGTTGATTATCGTCTGGTAGAAAGTTCTACAAGTCGGACGGCTCTTCAGGGATCTGTAGTTAGAAATCTTGGTATGGCGAACCGAATTGTTCCCCGTGTCCTTACGATGATAAGTGATAGTAGTGTCAGCGAAGATGGTCTTCTTGGTGAAGTCAATTCACTCGCCCCGCTGTATGACGCGAACGGACAGGTCGGACAGGTCAAAAAAACTTCTTACAATCTTAAATATAATGATCGTTTTGAATATACTACGGCGATTGATAATTCGGCTCGTTTATTCTCTGAATTCACCAATTCGGAAGGTATTCCATTTATTACCCGACAGGAATTCAGCGATGAATGTAAGGCGGGCGGGATGACTGGAGATTTCGCTGGACACGATCAAGACACAGAATTAACTGGACAATTTTTCACTCTGGGAACCAAACTAACAAATGGTCGTGTTGGTCAGCGTGGTATTGATCTATTTATCACGGGTGATTTCCCAGCGGGAACCGACGTAATGAGAAGTTTTTGTGAATATGTTCGCGTCGCTACGCTCAAGGGCGGTATGTTTGAAATCTACAACGCTTAATCTGTCTGTCATTAGTCTGTCATTTATATTAAATTCTATAAAATTCATAAACCCATCCATTAAATTTTTATTTTCTTAAACTTTTATTCATCTGTCAATTATTGACAGAAATTATTACTAATCTTTTTTTGTTATTTTTATTTAAAAAATTAATCTAAACTATAATTATAATATGGTTAAGATTAACTCTGAAAACATTACTGAAGAAATTCAAAAGTCCCGTCCGAATTTAAAAGAAAATTCAATCAAACAATATGAAACCCATTTGAATAAATTAAAAAAACTATTTGATACTGACAACTATGATTTTTTATCCAAACCAAAAGATGTAATGGAAAAACTAGATGATAAACATTATACATCAAAAAGGAATACGCTAAACGCTGTAATCATTTTATTATTGGCGTTGGATATTGATGATAAATTTTCAGAATTAATTGAAGAGTATCAAAAAATCCGTGATGGATTAAATGATAAATATCTTGAAGATCAACAGAGTGGAAAGATTTCTGATAAACAAAAAGATAATTTTGTTGAATTAAGTGAAATCAAAAAAATGACAGCTCAGATGTTTCGTGAAATCAGAGACAGAGATCTTAAGAAAAAAGAAATTCTGAAACCTTCAGATAAAGAATTAATGGTTGTCTTTACAATTTTTTCATTTTTATCCAACTATCCTTTGAGAAATGATTTGGCGGGTATGAAGTATATATCAAAAACAGATTACAATAAATTGACAGATGATGATAAAAAGAATGGAAATTTTCTAGTGAAACAAAAAAACAAGTTAATGATTATTTTAAATGAATACAAAACGTCTAAAAAATATGGAGAGAAGATTATTGAATTAAATTGGGAAATTACAAAGATTATGAAATTTTATATTCGAGTAATGGATAAAGAAATCGGAGATGTATTATTCACTAATAGTCGGGGAAATCCAATTACAAGAAATGGAATTTCTCAACTATTAATCAAAACAAGTAAAAAGTATTTGGGAAAATCTATCTCCACAACAATGATCAGAAAGATTGTTGTTTCAGATAAATTCGCTGATATGAAAAAAGAACAACAGGATCTCGCCGATGTTATGGGCCACGATGTCGGAACTCAAAACGCGGTTTATGTTAAGGAAAAGTAATTTTATTTAAATGAACCTTAATAACTTTAGTTGGCTGGATAAATCCGTGACCGCGATCAAATTCTTGATTTTCAAGAAAATAATCTTCTTTATTTATTACGTGTCCTTTTTCATTAAATTTCATTTCCCAATAATAATATTCATTATTACATTTCCAACAGATGAAATGTCTTAATGGTTTTTCATTCATTGATATTCTGGCTTTATTAGTTTGAACAGCGTTTAACATTTTGACACTATCAAACATTAAAGAATTTAATTCTCTTGGTTCTCTTCCTTCTTTAATATTAAAAAATTTATTATTTATACGATGAATATCATTTCTTGTTTTCAATTCTATTCTTAAACTTAAAGAATAAAAATCAAAGTTTTCGAATTGATTATCACTTTCCTGAAGATCATTCCCAAATATATTACGGAGATCAGTCAAGGAATTTTTTTCACTTTCTTTTCCCAATTCATAATCCAAATCAAATCTATTTACCATAATCATTCTATTATATATACCTTTAAATATATTATATTTATGGATAATTAACGCAAATACCCCCAAAATGACAGATTAATCTAATATTATGTCAAAAATAGGGTATTTAAAGAATTAATTTATAAATTAATGTCTCTTTAAGTGTAAAAAGGGTATAAAACTAGATTAATCTGTCATAAAATGACATAATATTAGATTAATACTATTTAAATAATAAATATCTATATATAAGTAAAGATAATATGTATAATATCCAAGGAAAAAAAGGAACTTTATGTTTATATTATAATCAATTATTTATTTGTGGATTTCCCCTGGGTAAATTAGACTTAAAGGATTACGTAAAAGGATCAGAAGATCTTATTGTAAATTCAATGAGACATTCTAAAAAAAATATTAGAGAACAAATATTCGCTTATAAATTTTTCTGTCAAACTATGTTTTCAAGAACATTAAAAAAAAAGAATATATCGAATGATGACTACAGAATGTTTGTGGCTTGTTTATTGGCGTTGGTAAAATTAAGAATTTATGAACCAGATGATGTTTTACTTGTTTGTGGTAGAAAGAAAAAGAAAAAGTTATTTTAATCCCATTACTTTATCAATCCTTAATTCGCCCGCTTGATATAGTTGGGTGGAGACTTTTTTAATAGAATTTGGATCAGTTCCATCCCGATACTCTAAAAACTCCTTTAATGTGAATTTTCCTTGATTAATTAATTCTTTTATCATATTGAAATACTCTTTGGAATATCCCCGAATTAATCCCATCATTGATTTGTTTGGATCATCTTGAATTTTGGCTTTATATAAATCTCGGCGGACAGCGTATTCTTTCAATACTTCATCCGGCGGATATTTTAACGTATTTAATCTTAAACTTAATAAGAAATAAGTCCATAAATTACAATACCCGCCAATTTCGTTTATTGTAAATTCTCCAACCTTTCCTTTCCCACCAGATCTATCTAACGATTGAACTCCCTTAAAATCTTCATACATAGATTTACTCGGACAAACATCAACGGGTTTCACATATTTTAAACTATCAAATTTGAGTTTTTTTAATTCTTCATTTATAGCGATAATCCCCGCCGTCAGATCAACACCTTTAAGTTCCTTAAATTGTTTTTTTTTCGGGTCATAATCTACCCGTCCGTGTGGTTCAAAGTGTTCAGCCGTCATCTGTAGTGTATTAAATAATAGAGCGTTGGCGTGATTTCCCCCGGTTTTTTTATCTTTAAATCTTAATGGTAAAACTACCGCTTTTTTTCCCTTGGACCTGGTATGACAATCTATAATTGACTGGGCGATTTCT